GCTCATCAGCAGCTCCGCCCCCTTTCTAAGTGACGTAACAGAGGAGAAAGCCATGGCACTGCCATTTGAAGCAAAGCGGAAGCGTTCAGCGACGCCTGAGTTGTCGCTACTCGATCAAGAGAAGATCATCGCCCGGCAGCGAGTGAAGGCCGACACCGCGTCGGTGGCACCGGCCGACGAGCTCGCGGCTTTGCTGGCGCAACACAATACCATCGGGCACGTGTATCTCGAAATAGCCGTTGGGCCGGAGTGGGCGGCGGCGGCGCTGGCCCGCAATTTTGATAACCGTCCATTGCGCCAATGGAAGGTAAAGATCATGGCGCGCGCCATGACGGAAAACCGCTACGCGGACAAGCAGCCGCATCCGATCTGTTTTAACCACCTTGGTGTGTTGGCGGATGGACAACACCGATTGGAAGCTATCGTGCTGTCAGGGTGCACTATCATCTTCACGATATGCTTCGGTTGCGATCCTAAAGAGCGTGACCACTATGATCAGGGCACGCCGCGTAGTGTCTCCGACATCGCGCGTGAGCACGGGCACCAGAACACCGTGCTGGCACAGTCGGTCGTCGCCATGATCCTGCGCACCGAATTGAGAAGCGCCGCGCCGCTGGATCGCAACGAGCAAACCGAAAGGCTGGACGCTCTATATACCGAAAGCGAGGACTTTGAGCAGGCCCTTAAGGCATCCAGTCGGACTAAGACGCTGATCTCTCCGACCACGGGAGCGTTGGCGTTTTATCATATCGCCGCGCACACCACGCATCGTGACAAACTCGAGGCGTTCTGGGAAGCGCTCGCTAAGGGTCTGCTGACAGAGCAGAATCCCGTCTGGCGTGTTCGACAGGAACTGATCAAAGATCGTAATCAAAAAGGCAGCCGTGATCTGGCGGTCAAGAAGGCGGGCTCTATCGTGTTGGCGTGGAATGCGCTGATGGAGCGGCGCCGCCCGCGTAACTTCAAATGGGATACGTCGCTACGACTCCCGGAGGTGGTGTGATGGCGGCGACAATACCGCACAAGATCAGGATCAACGACATCGTCGTGACGAAGGGGCGCCTTCGGGCGCTCCAGCAGTCAACCATCGATGCTATTGCCGAGAGTATCGGGGCGATCGGCTTACAGATCCCCATCACAGTGCGCATAGTCAAAGGCACGCCGCATCTGATCACCGGAGAACATCGCGTAAGGGCGATGCTGCAGCGGGATGAAACTCATATTGATGCAATGGTGTTCGATAACGAACACGACGCCCGCGTCTGGGAGATCGATGAGAACCTCGCCCGCGCTGATCTTAGCGAGAAGGAGCGCAAAGAACATATGGCTGCCCGAGCTGTGTTGATCGACCGGCGCGTGCAAACCGCACGAAAGGCACCCCCTATGGCAGACCGACGTTTTACCGCTCGCGAAGCAGCGAGAGCTGCAGGCGAGACATTCTACTATCCAACCGACCTATGCTCGAACGGACACGCCGGCAAGCGCTATGTGTCCAACGGCACCTGCTATGAATGCCACAAGGCCAAGGTGGCGCGGTGGCAGGAAGGCAGGGGGTATAAAGTGGCCGAAAATCGGCCACTTTATACCACGGGACGTGGCAATACCGGTGGCACCCGTGCCGCCTCGCGCGAGCTTGGCGTGAGCCGGGACACGATCGGCCGCGCCAAGATGTTCACCAACCTGACCGAGCGGGCCAAGGCGGAGGCGGTCAAGCTGGGTCTCGCCAACAACCACCACGCACTCAAATACGCCGCCGCACATCATGGTGCTGAGCTCCAGGTGCGCGCGCTGCAGACCGAAGCGCGGAAGCTGGTGGAGAAGGCGGAGCGCAAGAAGTTCCAGGAGATGACGGTGCAGGAGCAGGCCGCCGCCGCGCCACCGTCGCGCGTGGTGCCGCTGATCGATAAGCGCCGCGAAGCAACCGAGAACTACTGGCTATGGCTGGTCGAGGAGTTTGGCCAAAATGCCTACGCCATCGTCAACCGGCTGCGCGAGATCGATTACGGACTGCTGCTGCAGATCGCCGACAAGGCAAAAGCAGACGGCACCATCAAGGCGGATGCGCCGCCGAAGCCATCGGTGCATTGATGGCGAAACCAACCTTCGACGAGGTGACGGAGATCATTGCCGAGCACCTCACTGAGGTCGCCGATGGTGGCTACCCTGGTCAATACCTGTGGGTTGGTAGCACGCTGGTCTATGTGACTCAGAACACCGGCGAGAAACACGACTCCCAACTAGGAACCATCACGGCGCGGGAGATGCGCGCGTGGTATAAGCGCGCCGTGGCTTTTCTAAAAGAAAACCCTGACTTTGGTGATGACATATCCAGTGCGCTCTACGAAACCGAAAACCAGCGATCGTGACACCGAGCTCGCCGCCTACCACCGTACGCTCGCAACCATGTTCGCGGCCCGGCGCTGCCTCTGTGGTGCCGCGGCCGGCATCGTCTGTGTCGGGCTACCGCTCGAGCCCGACCGCCACTGGTGCCTGCCCTGCGCCTCGTGGCTGGCCATGCCGGTGGAGCGATCGGTGGATAGTGGCCATGCGTAACAGCGTTGAAACACACTGGCCAGATCGGGGGGCGAAGCGCTAGCCTGAGGGCCTGACATGACAACGGCCCCGTTGAGAGCGGGGCCGGTGTCGGTATCGATCACCGCCGCCTGTGGGGGCGAAGCCGCGATCAACTGACGGAATCCGGTTTCGCACACGGGCGGCCACAACGCAAGGGGAGGCGTGCCGCCATGGCTGTGGCTATCAATCACACTCGGTTCATCGATGGTCGCAATGAGGTGCCAGCCCTGGGGCGACGCTGATGAGCGGCCCCGCGCCCTGCGCGATCACGTTCTTCACCGACTACGCCGCGGCGTCCAAGCGCGAGATGCTGCTCGAGCTCAGCGATCTGGCGCAGCGCATCGCGGCGACCAGCGGGCCCGACAAGGGCAGCCTGCCCTGGCTGAAATGCGCCAGATTCGGCGATCTCCGTACGGCCAAGGGCAGTCTCAGGCATGACGCCAACCTGATCGCGGTGACCGGCGTTGAGGCGGACTATGACGGGGAGCGGCTCAGCTTCGACGAAGCGCGCGATCGGCTCGGCGCCGCCGGGCTGCTGGCGATCCTCTACACCTCCCCCAGCCACACCGAGGACGCGCCACGTTGGCGGGTGCTGTGTCCGTTCGCGGCGGAGCATGCGCCGGCGGAGCGGGATCGCTTCCTGGCGCGGCTCAACGGGCTGTTCGATGGGATCTTTTCCAACGAGAGCTGGACCAGATCCCAGAGCTACTACTACGGCGCGATCAACGGCAATCCGTCGCACCGGGTGGCGCTGCTGGACGGCGCGCCGCTCGATCTGGTGGTCGAGCTCGACGGATCCGCCATCGGCAAGCCGGCCAAACCAAATGGCGCGGGCACCAATGGCGCCGAGCACCACGGCCCGCCGACGCCGCCCGAGGCGATCACCGACAGGCGGATCAACGGGCTGATCCAGTCGCTGCTGGACAATATCCGCCGGGCACCTGATGGCGCCAAATACTTCACCCTGCGGGATATCAGCTTCACCGTCGGCGGCTACCTGCACCTGACCGACTGGACGGCCGAGCAGGCGGTGGAGGCCTGCGTGGCCGCGCTGCCCAGCGCCAACGACTACGCGGCTGCCCGGCGCACCGCAGCGGCGGCGATCGCGGCGGGGCAGCTGAAGCCGCTGGAGCTGGCTGACCGGCCTAGGCATGGCCCACAGGGCCGCAGCAACGGCAGCCATGGCCCGGTGCCGGGCGTGCCGCCGGTGGGTGAACCGGATAAACCGGATCACAAACCGGATAAACCGGATCCCAAACCGGATAAACCGGACGGACCGGGCGATGAGTGGATCGATCCGAACACGCCCGACGACGAGCCACCGGATCCGCCCAGCGATGACGGCCCGAGCGGTCGCCCGATGCCGCCGGAGATTCCGGTGATCCTCTGTGTGGCCGGCGAACTACCCAGGATGGTGCGCCAAGCCGAGGCGGCGCTGCTGGCTGCCGGCGTGGAGGTGTATCAGCGGCTGCATCTGGTGCACCCGATCGTGGATGACCACGACGCGATCGCAGCCGACGGCAGCAAGACGCATAGCGCGCGGCTGGTGGCGTTCGACGCCCCGACCATGCTCAAGCTGCTGTCCGAGGTCGCCACCTTCCAGAAGTTCAACGCCCGCGCCAGGGCATTCGTGACGTGCGATCCGCCCGACAAGGTGGTGCAGATCCTGCTGGCCGGACGAGGATCCTGGCCGTTCCCCAAGGTGCGCGGCGTGCTTACATGCCCAACCTTAAGATCCGACGGCAGCGTATTGAAAGACAAGGGATACGACCGTCGCAGCCAATACTACATGGCGATCCCGGACGATCTGGTTCTGCCAGAGCTTCCCCCGATGCCTACCCGGCAGGATGCGGAAGACAGCCTGCGACGGCTCGAGGGTCTGCTGGCCGAGTTCAGGTTCGTCGATGCCGAGGTGGATGGTGCCGTCGCGCTCTGCGTGCTGATGACCCAGGTGCTGCGCTGCGGCATGGAGTGCAGTCCGCTGCTAGCGGTCAGCGCGCGGGCGCCGGGCACCGGCAAGAGCTTCCTGGTGGATCTGGCATCCGCGATCGCGCTCGGTCGACCCTGTGCGGTGATACCACCCGGCAAAAACGAGGAGGAGACCGAGAAGGGCATCCGCACCAAGTTGCTGTCCGGCACGCCGGCCTTCAGCATCGATAATGTCCACGGTGATCTCAACCTGCCGCTGCTCAACCAAGCCACCGAGCGCACGATGATCTCGATCCGGATCTTTGGCGTGCTCGAGGAGCTCGAGGTGGAAAACAGCATGGTGGTCTACATGACGGGGAACAACCTCGCCATCGTCGGCGACCAGGGCCGCCGCAGCTTTCGCTGTGAGATGGATGCCAAAGAGGAGCGGCCCGAGCACCGTCGCTTCAAAGTCAACCCGATCGACACCGTGATGGCCGACCGCGGCCGTTACGTTGCCGACGTGCTGATCATCGCCCGCGCCTACCTGACGTGCGGTGAACCGCGCCCTGACATTCCGCCGATCGGCGACAGCTACCGCGGCTGGTGCAAGCTGGTGCGCGAGCCGCTGATATGGCTCGGGTGCGTGGATCCGATCAGAGCCCAGGAAAGCGCCCGACAGGGCGACCCGGTTACCTCAAGACTGGAAGCGATCATAGAGGCATGGCACGCGGCCTTCGGGTTCGATGCGAAGACGCTGGCCGACGCATCACGCTACGCCACGACGCCGCCAACCAGGGTCTATGACCCCGACCCGCGACAGAACGCCATCAACCAAGCCGTCTACGAGGCGGACAGAGCGAAGCAGGAGATCCTGCTGGCCGCGCTGCGTGACGGCTTCGCCGCCGGCAAGGACGGCGTGAACACCCACGCATGGGGCAACTGGATGCGCCGCTACGAAGGCGCCATGCGGCACGGCATGCGGTTCGTGAAGGTGAAAGAGGAGGAGACCGCGGCGACCCATAAAGGGAGTGCCCGGTGGCAGCTAGAAAAATGAGAATGTGTCTCAAAAACCGGTTGGGGACATGGGGGACATTGGGGAATGTTGCCATAGCTACCCAGGATTCGCATTCGTTCTTTTTTGGTAATCTTGCCAAATCGGGCGCGTCGTTGGAAAAGTCCCCAAAGTCCCCGGAGTCCCCAAACTACCATAGGTTGTAATAACACGCAGGAGTTGTGTAATGTCTTGGATGAAAGCGCACGACGGGAGTTATGTTAATTTAGCCCACGCGGTGCGGGTAAGGCGGGTGCGGTCGCATGAGCGACCGAGCCGGGGGGACAAGCCTCGCTGGGTGTGGGGCGTCGAGCTACCGGATGGTGAAGTGGTCGAGACCACCGAGGAGGGCTACGACGTCGGCGAGCACCTCGCCACCATCGTCCCGGCGCAACCCGGCCAGGAGTTGGTGACGGTCAGCTGGGACACCGAGAGCCGAGCGACCGAGCTCTGGATCCTTCGCTTGCCGATTGTCGCTTGGCGGGTGGAGCTTCGGCCGGATATCGCTCCGACACCGATCACGCCGGACGATATGGCGACCAGCTTCAATTGCCGCCGGTTCATCGTGCTGCCCGACGGCAAACTGCTGGAACCCTATAGCGCGGAATTCGAGAGCCTTGAGGCAATGAAGACCGATCTGCTCGAGGCGGCGCAACGGGACTGGGACAATGCGCAGGCAGCGAAAGCTGTCGCCTGATCCAGTGCCGCCCGATCACGCGCGACCATGCGCCGGCGCCGACGACGTCCGCGGCTGATCAGCGACCGGGCGTGGTGGGCGGCCTACAGCCGCTACCTCGAGGGCCCGGTGTGGCAGAGCCGGCGGCGGGCGGTGCTCGAGCGGTGCGGCTGGATCTGCGTCCACTGCGGCGCCAGGGCGGTGCAGGTGCACCACCTCCGCTACCCGCGGGGCTGCCGGCCGGGCTCGCGGTCATGGCTCGTGCAGGAGACCGCGGACAGCCTGCAGGCGGTGTGCCTGGGCTGCCATGGGCGGCTCCATGACCAGCTCTGAGCAGCTGTGACCAGCTCTGACCAGCTCTGCTTCCGGTGCGGCAAGCCGGCGTGCTTCGGCTACGGCCTGCCACCACGCCCCACGACATGGGCCTGCCTGGGCCACCGGGCGCTGCTGGAGGCCACCTACGTGGTGGGGCGGTATGTTCCCCTACCGCGGCTGGCCAAGGGCGCCAGGGCGGCTCCGGCGGCCACCAAGGGGCAACCCCGGCTGCGCCTCGGCGATCGGCTGACCTGACATGGCCCGCGTGGCCCGCGTAACACAACCATAGGTTACGTCCGATAAGATCTATTTGCGGACGGAGAACACGGACGCCAGCCGGTCTCGTCAACAATCATGCGCGCCATGGTTGTAGAGCAGCGCGCCAGTTGACATGCGGGGCAAAAACGGTTACTAACCGAACTGCACACATTTTGTTCGGAGAGCCTCCAATGACCGCCCCCGTCCTTCGTGATTACCAGGAACGCGACATTCAGCGACTGCGCAACGCGTTCAGCCACGGCATGCGCGCGCCGATCTACCAGCTGTCCACCGGCGGCGGTAAGACCGTCGTGTTCTCCCACGTCGTCCAGAGCGCGGTGGCCAAGGGCAAGCGCGTCCTGGTGCTGGCGCATCGCCGCGAGCTGATCCGCCAAGCCTCCGCCAAGCTGGACTGGTGCGGCGTGTCGCACGGCATCATCGCCGCCGGCGAAGACCGCGACCACGACGCGCAAGTCATTGTCGCTTCAATCCAAACCGTCGCCCGTCGCCTCGGCTCGTTGCCGCAATTCGACCTGATCGTGCTGGACGAAGCGCATCACGCGGTGGCCGGCAGCTGGTCGAAGCTGTTGGCCAGCCAGCCACAGGCGCGGCTGCTGGGTGTCACCGCGACGCCGGCCCGGCTGGACGGTAAGGGCCTCGGCAAGCACTGCGGCGGCCATTTCGACGCCATCGTGCTGGGCCCGACCATGCAGGACCTGATCGACCAGGGGTATCTGGCGCCCTGCAAGGTGTTCCTGCCGGCGGCCGGCATCGATACCCGTGGCGTCAAGAAGATCGCCGGCGATTACGACGAGGGTGAGCTCGAGGGGCGCGCCGACGCGGTGACCGGTGACGCGGTGAAGGAGTTCGCCAAGCTGCCCGCCGGCACCACGGCGATCGCGTTCTGCGTCACGGTGAAGAACGCCGAGCGCGTCGCCCAGGCGTTCCGCGACGTCGGGGTCCGCTCGGTGGCGGTGCACGGCGGCATGGCCAAGCCGGAGCGGGACGCCGCGATCGCCGGGCTGGAGGACGGCACGGTGACGGTGCTGACCAGCTGCGAGATCGTCTCCGAAGGCCTCGACGTGCCGTCGGTGGGCTGCGTCATCCTGCTCCGCCCCACCAAGAGCCTGACCATGTGCCGACAGCAGATCGGGCGGGGTATGCGCCCGAAGCCGGACGGTTCGGCGCTGATCGTGCTGGATCACGCCCGCAACTGCCTCGAGCATGGTCTGCCCACCGACGTCATCGACTGGACCTTGGACGGGGTGGAGAAGGACGAAAGCAAGAAGCCGCCGCCGCCCTGGCAGTGCCTGTCCTGCGGCGTGCTGAACGCGCCGGCCAGGACGGAATGCAAGGAATGCGGCGCGGCCAAGCCCTGGCGCTGCGCCACCACACCGATGCGGCGCGGCTGCGGCGAAACCAACCCGGGCGATGTGATGCATTGCCAGTTCTGCGGCCGGGCCCGCCCGGTGCGGCGGGAGCTGGTGGCGGACAACGCCGAGATGGCCGAATTTGCGCCCGAGCAATTCGCCTACATCCTGCGCATGGGTTATCGCCAGCTGCTGAGCCGGCCGCGCACGCAGGAGGAGCTCCAGGCCTACGCCCACGCCAAGGGGTATAAAAAGGGCTGGGTGTTCCACCGCATGCAGGAGCAGGCGCGCCAGTTCGGCCACGGCGCGCCGGACCGGGAGGTGGCATGAGCGATCCGCCGGCATGGTGGCTGGCATGGCGGCGCTCCGCTACGCTGTGGCTATGGACACCAACGATGATGGCTATGACGAAATCGGCAGCAAGCTGACCAAGGCCGGTGTTCCGTGGTTCGCCTGCCCGCTGTGCTTCACGATCAGCGTCAACCCGAACGATGTCCGCGAGCGCTACTGTGGCCGGTGCCATCGGTTCGTGGACGATCCCGCGCCACCCCCGATGGGGCCATACTGGCACCCGGGAGATGAGGCATGAGCCAAGACCTGACCGACATCGTGACCATGATGCTGAAGGTTGACGCCAACCACGACCCGTCAGAGGCTAACGAGCTGCTGTCGGCCGGCGCGCAGGAGATCACGCGGCTCCGCACAGCACTCGCCGATGTAGCAGAGATCAGGAGCCAGTGATGCGATGGCTGCTGGCGCGCTGGCGCGCCCGGCAACGGGCGATCGACATCCGGATCTTGTGGCCGGCGTGCAGGGACAACGCCCGCGACCTGGACCACGCCCGCGCGGCGTTCGCCTATCACGCGTTCCACGACCGCGCATGGCTCGAGCTCGGCGACGACGAGATCGCCCGCTGCATCGATGCGTTGAACTGACGCCCCGGCATCGGCTAGGGTGCGCAGCGCTCCGGCCGGAACATCTTGGGACGGTCGACCCCTGGCCGCCAGCCGGGCCGGTCGGCTCTCGCAAAATGTGTGCAAGCCGGCCGGGGTGCTGCTAGGACGCGCCTCCAGGCCTGTCCGCCTGGGGAGCAGCGATTGCCCGCCCGCACCCGTGCCCGCCGCCTAGCGCTGCCACAGCTCGCCGGTGAGCCGATTCCAGCGCATGCCATGCCGGCGACGTGGCGCGACCCGGATGATACCGCGCCGACGGCGCGTAGGACCCCCCGTGAGATCGCCGGCTGGCGCCGCTATGACGCGTTGCGCCGGATGTTCGGCGATCCCCGCTCCGGCATCACCGCGCAGCACATCATGGCCGCCGACACGCTGCGCGAGCTGGTCGATCTGGCCACCCTCGGCTACGCCGCCGATCGGCCGCTGATCTACGTGGCGCAGAACGCGCAACCGCGGTTCGGCATGGGTCCGGCCGCGCTTGCCCAGGTGAAAGCCGCGCGCGCGGTGAAGCGGGTGACCGCGCTGTTCCCACCGCTGCAGCTGGCGATGATCCAGGCGATCATTTTGCGCAATGTGTCGGTGCGCGCGTGGACCACCGCGCTGCCGCCGCCGGCGTCGCAGGCGGTGGAGAAGGGCAAGCTGCTGGCCATCCTGGAGATTCTGGTGCAGCATTTCGCGGTCGAGGTCGAGGACGATCTGGCCAGGGGCAGGCGACTGCCGCCGTGACACTAGGGGAGACCACCCATGAGTGACGATACAAACGTATCTACAGAGACGGTAGAGACAGACGCACATACAGAACGGGAGCTGCGGCGATTAGGGATACCGCGGGCGACCGATGATCTGCGGCGCGTGCAGTTCTACCACAAGGGCTTGTTCTACGACACCGAAAACGCCGATGTGCTGTTCCACTGGGATCAGGACGATTGGAGCGGGCCACCTGACGAAAGCTACGTTCTGCGCGGCGATGTCACCGAGACGCTGTATCGCATCAAGCCGCCGAAGAAGAACTGGTATAACATGCCCGCGGTGGAGGCGTATCTGCTGGTGCGGTATAATACGCACATCGACTGGGACGATGACTTCAAGCCGGTCGAGGTCTATTCCCGCGAACAAGCGATCGACTGGGCGTGCGAGCGTTGCCAACATCGGGTGCAGGCGCTGTTCGGTAAATTACCCGCACCCGGTCAGGCGCCAGCGTATACACGAATATGGTGACATGACCTATCCGGAGCTCCGCAAGCAGCTGCGTGCTGCCGGCTTCATCAACCACGAGATAGCCGCGCTGCATCACGGCTACCTCGTGGTGCACGCCATGGGGATCCCCGACGCGGATCTGGTGTTTGACCGCGACCACGGTCTGCTGGTGCATCAGCGCTCGCGGCCGTTACTGGAAAAATACCAAGGCGCCCAGGCGGTGGTCGACTGCGACAACCACACCGCGGTGATCCGTCCGGTATGAGCGAGCTGCTTGATCGACCGTTGGTGGAGGCGCGACTGCCGACCCGGTTGTTCACGTGCATGAACACCGAGGGCTGCGAGACGTTGCGCGATGTGGTGGCCAAGACCGAGCAGGAGCTGCGGCGGATTCCGGGGTTCGGCAAGACTTCATTGAACCTGTTGAAGCAGATTCTGGCGGACCTCGGCCTCGAGCTGGCCAACCGGCCGGCGAAGGACGGCACGCTGCCGCTGCCGTTCCCGTCGCTGCACGAACGGCTGACCCGGATCGAACAACGGCTCGATGCGCTCGAGCGGCATCCGCTGCTGCGTGAGGTAGGCCAGATGGGGAGATCTCAGGGGGAAGGGTGAGATACCTCCGCGCCCCGCAATGGCCGCTCACGACGTTGTTGCCATGGTGGAAGGGCGACTACACCGACATTCGCGACCGCCTCCATGCCCACGGCTACCTGGAGATTGCGGAATCCGGGATCTGGACGCGGAAGCCGGACGAGTCGGAGTGTGACCGCTTCAGCGCGCAAGCCTGGAAGTATGACGCCGAGAAGCTGGCGGAGGTGCGCCGGCGCGGCACGCCGACCACCCTGGCGGAGCGCGAGCGCGCCCGGGCGGCGGAGGCCGAGCTGGAGCGGCAGCGCGCCGAGCAGGCCGCAGCAGACCGGGCCGCGGCGGAGGCGGCGCTGGCAGCCGCGGAGGCGGCGCTGGTGGAGCTGGCGGCGATGGCGGAGCAGCGTCGGCTGGCGGCTGCGGCGCTGGCCGGCAAGGAGGCCGAGGAGCGCAAGCAGCGCGAGCAGGCGGCGTCGCGGCTGTTCTGGTCAAACCGCAACCCGGCGTACGCGACCGAGCGGTTCCACTCCGTGCCGATCGCCACCACCGGCAAGGTCGCCGGCGCCACGCTGGAAGCGGGCAAAACCTACTACTTGCCCGAATCGGTGAGGGACCAGATCGTGGCCAACAGCAAGGCGAGTCGCTAACACCCCCGAGGGAGTCGAGCTCATGTCAGCGCTGGAAGACGACGAAGACGCGCCGATGACGCCGGCGGCGATCGCCGCATGGTGGGACCGTTGGGGGCTCGATCACAGAGCCGCGGCACAGCAGCGCCGGGCCGACTATGCGGTGCAGAAAGCCGCCGCCGACGCGGTGATGCGGGCGATTGTTCCCGTTGTGTCCCCAGATGGAACGGGTCACAAAATACCGAAGGTCGGCCAGCGTTCGTGATTCGTTGCCGGACATTCTGACCGACAAAGTGTCAGGTGCCTGACATAAGAACGGGCGGCATCTCGTGGGAGAGAGTGCCGCCCGCCCGCCTGCCTAGCGATCATGGGATTCCGCAGAAACATGACCACGCGACGGCGCATATTTGGTGGCTTCGTTCCCCTACGTCAAACCACCTGTGGTGGCTAAAGTATTGACGTAGTGCGATTCATGCTCGTAGCGTCCGCGCCACGCTCTGTGAATTGTGTCCGGAGTATCCCCCGCATGGACAATGTTACGGCCCTGGCGCCGGTGCGCACGCGCGCCGAGATCCTGCGCGAGCAGCGCTCGACCAGCGCGCGCGGTGATAAAATGCAGCAGGCGATCAACGGCATTTATAACCAGCTCGATCTGGCCGGCCTCCGCCCGGTGGAGCGGTTGGCCGTGCTGTGCAGTGTGCTGCAAGAGGAAAACCACAGCGCCGGTGCTGGTCTGCCGCCGTGACCGCGCCCGCGCCGCAGATCGAGTGGACCGAGCAGCAGGACGCCCAGCTGCGGCAATGGCGCAGCGAGGCGGTGAGCTACAAGCTGTGCGGCGAGAAGCTTGGCGGCATCTCCTCCGGCGCGGTGGCCCGCCGCTGCAAGGCCCTCGGGCTGCCGATCGTCAATGCGCCGCCGGACATGCGCCCCAGGCCGCCGCCGGCAGAGCCGAAGCGCGACCACCACGCGCAGCCGCTGAAGGACAACGCGGTGACCCTGGCCGTGCTGCCGTCGCTGCATCACCCGCTGCCCGGCTATGTCGCGTGCGCGCCGGACGGCACCGCGATTCCCGCGACGCTCCGTCCGACCGCCGATGAGGCGTGGCGTGCCGCGGGAGCGGACTATCAGCTCCACCGCGGCTGGCATGTCTGCCGCTGCATGGTGTTGTTGGCGGAGCGGCTGGACGACAGCGACTAGGTGGACGCGACCAGCCTTAGCTTTATCAAGATTTCAGCCGGACAGGCATTGCCCGAGACTGCCGCCGTCATATGTCCGCCACGAAAGCCCCGACCGCTTCGGTGACGTTTGGGGCACGGTGGTCAGTGAGAGGCTGGTCATGTCGCCATGCGCGTCCGTCATGTGCAAGGAGTCCGGCGCCCCAACTCACGCGTCATCCTCGCGCTGTTGGGCGGCCTCGGCAAGCTGCATCGCGATGCGCCCGACAATGGCGACGGTGATCAACCCGGGCACATCCAGCAGCTCGATCAGCCGTGCCAGGAAGGTGGCGATCACCATGTGCACGGTGGCATTGCCGAACCCCGTGAACAGCGCGTCGATCTGTTCGTAAAGCTTATCGATCGCGGCGTCGTCGCTGGCTTCGGCGATCCGCAGCACCCAGCGGTCGAGATCCGCCATCGGGATCTCGATCTGGAACATCTCATCGGTCATCACGCCCGGCCCGCGTCGCGCACCCGCTTGCCGTCTTCGGTCAGCGCCAGGATGTTGTCGCCGGCCTCCAGGTCAGCCTCGGCGACGGCCGCTTCCACTTCGGTGGCGGCGCGCCACTCGGTCAGCCCGGTGGCCTCCAGCATGGTCTCCAGGTCGGCCTGATCAATACCCATGCCTTCGGTGAAGGCTTGCCACACACCCACAAACAGCACGGCGAGGCCGTGCTCGATCTCATCATCGTTCATCACCAGAACCTCTGATCTGCTTCCATCTGGCGCAGGATCAACCACAACAGCATGCGTGCGTTCCCGTCGCTGTAGGCCTTGCCGGTGGCCATCGCCTCGCGTAGCGCCTCGACGCTGCCTTCCCACTTGCCGTCAGCGTGCAGCGTGATGGTGCAGTCACCAAGGTGGACGGTGAACGGAAACCACGGCGGTATGTTCAGCGTGAATGTGCTGGTGACGGTTTCGCCGCTCGGGATCGGCACGAACTTGATCTCTTCATCGCTCATGGTTTGGTCCCTCATATTGTGACCGCATTCGTTGCATCATCGCTCCATGCACTCGCTCCTCTCCATACCGCCGCTAATGTAACGGTCGCAGGTTACGATCTGGCCGTCGATGACATACGTGTCAGTCCACACGCCGAATTCCTTACGCAACTGCTGTGTGGTCTTGCCGGCGATCCGGCGGTTCATCGCGGCCGTGGCCGGATCAACGGGCGCCAGCATAGCGCGGAGCTCGGTCTGCCGCTGTGCCGCGGCTGCCGCCTGGAGCTCCGCCGCTGAAGCGACCGGCGCCGGTTTAGGATCCGGTGTAAAGGACCCGACAGTTAGCCCATCCAGCGCCCCGGCGCAGCCGCCGAGCAGGCTGAGCAACCCAACGATCAGCAGCAGGATGATCAGCCCGCGGAGGAGCCGATGGGCATACGATTCCAGTTGCGGCGGTGGCGGTGGCGACGGCTGCTGCGGCGGCTGCCCGCGTCGGTCTATAAATTCGATCTCGATCCGGACGCGGGGACTTCCTCCCCCTCGCTCGGGCGGGGTTGGGGGCGGCGAGGTTAGCGTCGCTCCCTTCCGCAGTTTCCGTTGTGCGCTGAAACCCTCCCAGAACGCCGCCGGTTCGTTGCGCAACATGTCACGCGGCGCGTCCTTACGGATCGGTTTGAGGAGGTAATCAAATTCGCCAGTCATCTTGAATCTCTCCTATATGTGGCCTGGAACGTGGCAAACTCTTCCCGGATGCTCTCCCACGCATCTGGATCGCAATGGGGTTCTAATTTAGCAAGCACGTAGGCAGCACCATAGGTGAACACCGATTTGCCCATGGGGCTATCGATGAACAGACTGCCAGCGCCACATTTGCTGAGGATGTCCCGCCACGCTTCGTTGGCGCTGTTGCTTTCGCTCATTGCAGCGTCTCCGGTTTGAGCTGCATGCTCTGCAGATCGATGCCGTGCTTCTTGCAGAACGCTTCGATCAGGACTTGCGCCGCCGCGCGGATATCGGGCGTCGTCTCCACCGGGCACAACAGGTCGGTCATGGCGCCGCCGAACTCTGCGTCAACTGCCTCCCGCTCAATCACCTCGGTCAGCGTGCCGTCGACAGTGCGCATCATGTCGAGCGTGCTGACCAGCGAGTGCCGCTCGTTGTTCTCGCGATAGGTCAGCGACACGATCAACACCTCGGTGCGGTCCTCCGCCTCGGCCGGTCGCACCGCGTCGATGCGCGCCTGATGCTCGGCCTCGGTCTCGCGGGGATGCCGCATCACCGCGCGGCTCCAGGCCTCCGAGATGAAGCTAATGGCGGTGGCATTGGCGGCGAGTGCCATCAGCCCGACCATCTGTTGGGCACGGCGCTTCTCGGTGTCATCGGCCCAGCCGGCGCCGACGATCCTGACCTCGTCTGGGCAGTGCAGGATAAACATCGGCATCAGGCTGCCTTGTTTGAGCAACGCGGTGCGGGCGAAGTCGACGTCGCGCTTGAGCTGGTCTTGCCAGTCGATGGGCTTGGTCATGGCGCGTCCTCCCGTGTGGTGTAGGCCTTGCAGTTGTCGCACCAACCGTTGCGAATATCGTTCAAATTCCAGCTAGTCTTGTTGCAGCGCGGGCAGGTGATGTTGATCGGGATATGATCACTGCCCGCGTCTGGATCAGTGGGCGCGTCGCGCATCACCCAGCTCGCCGGTGGGATCAGCGACGCCCGCAGCAACACTACGCTGACCGTGGTGATGGTCTGGTCGATCTCCAGCACTTTTTTGACCATGTCGAGATGCGGCATGGCGTCGATCGGCGCGGAACCGAGCAGCGCACGCGCCGCTGCGATAAAGCAGTGTGGGTAGTAGTCATTGCGTAGTCGCCGCGCCGAACAGATCAGCTCGGCATAGGCGCGGCAGACTTCGACGATGTTATGATCGATCATAGCTGAATCCCTTTGGAGCTGATCCAGCATCTTGCCGACTGGACCTTTTGGTGTGAGGTCGGTCATGGGGTTTTCCTTTGCTTGGCGCGGGACTTGCGTTTGGCTTCCGCGTTCTTGTTGGTCGAATAGACGTGCGGTGCCCGCCAATGCTGCGGTGGTGGTGGTTCCGGATATTTGCCGCGCACCTCGACGCAATCCTCGAGCCAGTCGGCGACCGGCTGCGGCACCGGTCGTTCACCCAGTGACCAGTGCCGCGTCGCGCCAGGACTGCAGCCTAACACCCGCGCCAGATCGCGCCGCGACAGCCGCATGATGTGCAGGCATTCCTGAAACCGTTTCGGTGTCATCAGTCGTCGTCGTTGGTCAACAGCGCGACCAGCACGGTGGCCAGCAGCGCGGCCAGCAGTGGCGCGACCAGGGTGAACGACCAATAGAGCATCACCACCTCCATTCCGGCGGCAGATCGTTATTGAGCTCTTCGCAGATCCTATCGCAGTGCAGTGCGTCGCCGATGTCGCCGAGTATGCGGGCGCGCATGGCACGCTCGCGGCAGGCACAATAGCGCGCCAGTCGCTTCAGGTTGCGCGCCAGCGGCCCGAGGTCCTCGGCCACCATGGCGTCGGGGTTCAGGTAGGCCAGGGGGTGGGTCATGGGTTGTTATCCATGGCCACCCGGGTGCGCCGGGCCAGCCCGGCCCCGGTGGCGAGGCGCAGGGCGCGCGCCAGAGCCTCGGGCCACTCGATGGTCTTGGAGGCCACCCAGCGGCCGTCCAGGCGCCACTCGCCGCCGTGCTGCGCCAGCCAGTGCAGTTGGTCGTCGATCTTGATCGAGAAGCCGAAGCTCGACTCCGCGGTGATCTCGAGGTTCATGGCTCGAGCTCCTCCCGCCCGGCCAGCTTGACCGCCGCGGCGCTGACCGCCTCCTGCTCGGTGGCGTCGGGCAGCCCAACGAGGCGGGCGTAGCCGAGCGCGACCGAGAAGCCGACCAGGAAGGCGCAGGACTGGCCCGCGCCGGGGCTGTGCTCGTTGAACTTGGTCAGGGCCATGCGCGCGAAGCGCAATGCTTCCGGGGTGAAGTCTTTGCGCTTGGTCATCACGCGATCCCTTCGTTCAGATCTTTGGCCGCCAGCTTGGCCAGATACTCGGCGACATCCCACTCGCCGTTCTTGACCACGAAGCTGCTGACCTTCGTGTCGGTGGACAGGCGCCAAACCTCAAACGCGGGGACCGGGGTGAGCCGGCAGCGCACGTAAAAATCGCTCATGCCACGCACTCCGCGTCGCCGGACGCCAGCTCGATCATCTCGTTGGTGATCGCGTCCGCCAGCACGCTGTGGTGCTTCGCCTTGGCGTCGTAGCCAACTTCCGCCCACAGCCGGGCGGCGAGGTGGTGCTGGGTGGCGGCGGTTGACAGCCGCTCGTCGATGTAGGCGCTGCTCGCCGCGGCGGAGACCGCCAAAGCGAGATTCAACAGATCAGTGCGAGAGAAGGTCATCGAGGGACTCCAAAATGTGTGCACCCTCCTTGTGACCGTTTTTGCCCCAGATGTCAACAAAAGGGGTCATCCCGATGTCGAACCAATACGCCGCGTTGATGCGGGAGGGCGGCAAGCTGCCGCCGGAGGCCAAGGGCCCGGACGGACGGCTCGAGCCGTTCGTGCCGAGCGATAAGGAGCGCGAGCAGGTGCGGATCCTGGCCAGCAACGGGGTCGCCCACCAGACCATCAGCAAGGTGCTCGACATCGCCAACCACACCCTGACGAAGCACTTCCACCAGGAGCTGGAAGACGGCCGCGACATGGTCACCGCCAAGATGGGCTTCGCCCTGGTGACCGAGGGCTTCGCCGGCAACGTGGCGGCGATCAAATACTGGCTGCTGACCCGCGGCGGGCCGGAGTGGAAGCTGACCGCGGCCGACATGCGCGGGCTCGATCCGTTCGCCGAAGCGCGCGAAACCGTTCATTTCTTCATGCCATCGAACGGCCGCGACAAGCCGGAGGCGATCGAACCCGAGCCCGGGCCGCCGACCATCGACGGCAAGGCGGAGGAGGCGGCGTGATCCTGCATGAGTCGACGTTTGAATATTTGAAACCGACCGACGAACAGCTGATGCAGATGGCGGATCTGCGTCACGTGTTCCGCGAGTTCGCGCTCTATGTCGAGGGTCACCTCCAGCCCGGCGCCGATCGTGACCACGTGCTGCGCACGCTGCGCACTGCGGCGATGTGGGCGAACGTTGCCATCACCCGCGAAGCGGACGGCACGCCCCGCACATGAGTGCCAGCGCCGCATTTGACGCCGCGGTTAAGATCATGCCGCAGGAGGGCCCGCAGCAGACCTTCCTGGGCTGCGACGCGGACATCGCGATCTTTGGTGGCTCCGCCGGCTCCGGCAAAAGCTGGTCGTTGCTGCTCGAGGCGATGCGCTACCCGTCCAAGGTGCAGGGTTTCGATACCGTGATGTTTCGCCGCACCACGGTGGATCTGCGCCGGCCGGGCGGCCTCTGGTCAGAGACCATGAAGCTGTTTCCGCACGCCAACGGTATTCCGGTCAACCATCGTCTCGAATGGGTGTGGCCCGGCCGCGGCAGCGTCAAACTGTCGCATCTCGAATACGACCAGACCGTGCTCGACTGGCATGGCTCGCAGATTGGTTGCATCTGTTTCGATGAGCTGACCACGTTCACGCAATACCAGTTTATGTATCTGATGTCGCGCAACCGCTCGACCACAGGTATACGTCCGTATATACGCGCGTCCTGCAACGCCGACGCCGGCTCATGGGTCGCCAAGCTGATCCAGTGGTGGTGGGATCCGGACAGCGGCTATCCGATCATGGAGCGCAGTGGTGTCGTGCGCTACTTTGTGCGCGGCGCCGACGACGCGCTGAAATGGTATGACAGCAAGCGCGCGGCAATACGCGACAATCCGGACCACACCGCCGACACCATTAAAAGCCTGACCTTCATCGCGGCACGGCTGGCCGACAACCCGGCGCTCGAGCGTAACGATCCCAATTACCGCGGCAACCTGATGATGCTGCCACAGGTCGAGCGCGAGCGGCTGCTCAACGGCAACTGGCGGATCCAGCCGTCGGCCGGGCTGTATTTCAATCGCAGCTGGGTCAAGGTGATCGACATCAAGCCGGCGCTGATCCAGAGCGCGCGCGGCTGGGATCTGGCGGCGACGCCGGAGACGCCCGGTGGTGATACCGATCCGGACTGGACGGTCGGCGTCAAAATGGGTCGCACCCTGCAGGGTATGTATGTCGTGCTGCACGTGGCGTTCGCCCGCGGCACCCCGGCCGAGGTGGAGCGCATGGTGCTCAACACCTCCACCCAGGACGGCTACGGCTGCAAGGTCAACATCCCGCAGGATCCCGGGCAGGCCGGCAAGCATCAGGTCGCCGGCTTCGTGCGCATGCTGGCCGGCTTCCCGATCGAATACTCGCCGGAGACCGGCGACAAAATCACACGGTTCTCCCCGTTCTCGGCACAGGCCGAGGCCGGCAACGTGTTGGTGCTGCGCGGCGATTGGAATGAGAGGTGGTTCCAGATGCTCGAGGGCTTCCCGCAGCTGCCGCACGACGATGACGTCGACGCCACCGCGCGCGCCTTCCAGTCGATCGCGCAGACCAACCTCAACGTCTGGGCCAATCTGTGAGCGACTCACCGCCGACGATGAGCGAAGCGACCAAGCCGCGTGTTTCGGTGCGCGCCGGCACCGGCCTGACCACCGACGGCACCAGCTGGGCCGGCGCGCTCAATGACTCGGTGGAGAACTTCGCCGCCCGGGTCGGGTTCGGCATGCCGAACCTGTTGTCCAACACCAGCTACAACTACCAGCCGCTGACCCGGCTGCGGCAGAAATTAGAATGGATGTATCGCGGCTCGTGGCTGGTCGGCGCCGCGGTCGATGTGGTTGCGGATGATATGACCCGCGCCGGCGTGACGATGAATTCCGACACGCCGCCCGACCAGATCGAAAAGATCAATACCGCAATCAACGAGCTGTCGATGTGGCAGTCGATCAACGAGACCATCAAATGGTCGCGGCTCTACGGCGGCTCGTTGATGGTGATGATGATCGACGGCCAGGACACCGCGACGCCGCTCGAGCTCGACACCATCGCGCCGGATTCCCTGCAGGGGTTCCTGGTGCTGGATCGCTGGATGGTGCAGCCATCCTACGCCCGCCTGATCCGCGCCTGGGGGCCGGATTACGGTAAGCCGGAATACTACGATCTGGTGGTGCAGAACCCTTACTTGCCGCAGTTGCGGCTGCACCATTCGCGGGTGGTGCGGATGGACGGCATCGAGCTGCCGTTCAACCAGAAGATCACCGAGAACCTCTGGGGCATGTCGGTGCTGGAGCGGCTGAACGATCGGCTGGTGGCATTCGACAGTGGCACCATGGGCGCGGCGCAGCTGCTCTACAAAGCGTATCTACGAACGTATAAGGTCAAGGACTACCGCAACCTCGTCGCGTTCAATTCCGAGCTGACTGAGAAGTTCCATAAACTTATGGATCTGATGCGGGCCTATCAGTCCAACGAGGGACTGACGGTGATCGACGCGGAGGATGAATTCGAAACGCATGCGTATGCGTTCGCCGGCATTCCCGAGACGCTGATGATTCTCGGGCAGCAATTGTCGGGTGCGCTCGGCATTCCGTTGACCCGGCTGTTCGGTCAGGCTCCGGCGGGGATGAACTCGACCGGCGAGTCCGACATGCGCAACTACTACGACATGATCAAAGCGGCGCAGCAGGCGCGGCTGCGGCGACCGCTGACCAAGCTGTTCAACATCATCTGGCGCAGCAAGCTGGGCAACGAGCCGCCGGACACGTTCGATTTTAGTTTCAATTCGCTCTACCAGCTCAACGAGATGGAAAAGGCCGAGGTCGCACAACGTGACACCGACACCATCAACATGGCGCACCAGGGCGGCATCATCACCACCCAGATCGCGCTGAAGGAGCTGAAGCAGAGCAGCATCCAGACCGGGCG